GCAAGCCCGCCGCCTGGCAGCCCGAGCAAGTCAGTGCGCCAGCAATCCCGGGGCTGCCCAAGGAGGCCCGGCAGCCGGACATCCTGCCATGGTGCTCGCCGACCTGCTCAGCCGGGCTGACGAAAGAGCGGGTGAGTTGGCAGCAGCGTATGACCGAGCTCGAGCATCAGGATTAGCCTGCGAACGGGCTTACCAGTCTCTGGTTAAGGAATAGGATGCCACCGAAACGGATGAAGCCATGCCGTCACCCCGGTGGCTGCCCAGCCCTAACTGCTGACCGTTCCGGCCTGTGCGATGCGCATCGCGTTTCGGGCTGGGTGGCGCACCAGGCGGGAAAGTCGCGGCACCAACGAGGGTATGGCAAGGAGTGGGACAAGCTCCGCCGCATCATCTTGGTGCGGGACAACTACCTGTGCCAAGCCTGCATCAGGACAGGGGTCTATACCCAGGCCACCACGGTTGACCACATCAAGGCCAAGACCCACGGCGGAACGGACGACCATGCGAACCTTGAGAGTCTTTGTGCTCCTTGTCATGGTGCCAAGACCGCCCGCGAGCGACTGAAAAGCCGGTGAAATGGCCTGAGTTTGAGGTGCTGACCGGAAAACATGCCCTTTTGATGCCACCCCTTTGAGATCCTTTTCGGGATCCAACCTGACCCATTGAATCCAGACCGGGCGCGGACCAGGCGGGGAGGGGGTGGTCAAATCCCTACAGCTTTTCGCCCCTTAGTACCGCCGCCCAGGGATTTTTACACGGGCGGGAAATAAGAAAAATTTTCCAGCGTGATGTCACGGCCACCGATTGAGGTGGCGGCGTGATGTCACACGAGGTGCGTTTATGACAAGAGCCGCAGGGGGAGGCCGCCCGACTGGCGGAGATCTGCCGGCGGTTGCCTCCGACCAACTGATCACCAGGGCGCCCCCGGTTCCCGAAGATTTGCAAGACTCCGCCCCCGCTGCTGCTTTGTGGAAGCAGACCATCAAGATCCTGATCAACCGCAAACAGCTCACCGGAGATCACCTGCCGCTGGTGTTGGCCTATTGCGACTCGTTCGCTCTGTATCTCACCGCCAAGAAGATGATCAAGGAGGACGGGATCACCACGCCGACCGAGAGTGGCATCAAGAAGCACCCGGCGGTCGCTGTGCGTCAGGATGCGCTGTCTACCCTTGTTCGGGTCGGTAGTCTGCTCGGTTTGGACCCGACCAGTTACCGCCGGCTGATGGGAGGTGGCGGAAGCGGCGACCCCGAGGGGGACAATGAATTTAGGACCTTCTGACCATGGCCGCCAATCCGAATGTCAACGCCGCGAACAAGTACGCCCGCGACGTTGTCTCGGGTCGGATCACCGCCGGGCTCTATGTTCGGCAAGCCTGCCAGCGCCACCTGGACGATCTGGAGAAGGCCAAGGATAAAGCCTACCCGTACCGGTTCGACATCGCCGCCGGCGAGCGGGCTTGCAAGTTCATGCAGTTGCTTCCCCACACCAAGGGGAAATGGCGGCGACTGCCGCTGGCCCAGCGCCGCATCACCCTGGAGCCGTGGCAGCTGTTCTTTCATGCCTGTGTCTACGGCTGGAAGCGCAAGAAGGATGGCCTACGCCGGTTTAGGCGGGCGGCCCTGTTCGTGCCGCGCAAGAATGGCAAGTCCATCGTCGCGGCCGGGAACGGGCTCTACATGTTCGCCGCCGATAACGAGCCGGGCGCCGAGGTGTATTGCGGGGCGACGACCGAGAAACAGGCGTGGGAGGTGTTCAAGCCAGCCCTGCAGATGACGCACCAGTTACCCAACCTGCGTCGTCATTTCGGTGTCATGGTCGCCGCCAAGAAGATGATGCGCCAGGATGGCTCTGTGTTTGAACCCATCATCGGTAACCCCGGCGATGGCTCCAGTCCCCACCTGGCGATTGTCGATGAGTACCACGAGCACGACACCGCCGAGCTGTTCGACACCATGGACACTGGCATGGGGGCCCGTGAACAGCCGCTGATGCTGGTCATCAGTACGGCGGGCTTTGACCCGACCGGCCCCTGCAAGCAGTTCTGGGACGAGTGCGTCAAGATGCTCGCGGGGGTCGAACCCGATGACGAGCTATTCGCACTCATCTACACCCTGGATGATGGGGATGATCCCTACAGCATCGAGGCCCTGCGCAAAGCCAACCCTAATTTCGGTGTGTCGGTATTCGAGGATTACCTGGCGGCCCAGCTGCTGCGCGCCAAGCGTAGCGCCCGCAATCAGACCAAGTACCTGATCAAGCACTGCAACGTCTGGACGACCGCCGCCGTCACCTTCTTCAACTTCGGCCACTGGCAAGCCGCCGGTGACACGACGCTGAGGATAGAGGACTTCATCGGTTGCCCCTGCTGGTTCTCGCTCGACCTGGCCAGCAAGCTCGACGTCTGCTCCATGGTGATCGTATTCGCCCGCTACGAGTCGGACGGCCAGCTCCATTACTACCTGTTCAGCCGCCACTGGCTGCCGGAGGAAACGGTCAACGATCCGGACAACCGCAACATGGCGCGTTATCAGGAGTGGATCGCTACCCCTTGGCACAACAGCGGAGGGGTGGCCCTCAATGCCACCGATGGCGCCGAGATAGATTTCGGCGAGATCGGGGGAGAGGTGATCGGCTTGGCGAATGTCTACTCGCCCCGCGAGGTGCCGCACGACCCATGGAACTCGGCGCAGCTCGCCCAGCAAATCGCGGCGGCCGGCTGGCTGCCGGTGGCGATCCCGCAGACCACGGCACACCTCAGCGCGCCGATGAAGGAGATCGAATCGGCGATCGCCTCCGGGCGCCTGCACCATGACGGCAATCCGGTGCTCAACTGGATGATCTCCAACGTCATGGCGAAGGAGGATGCCAACGAAAACGTGTTCCCTCGCAAGGGGAATCGCGACGCCAAGATCGACGGCGCCGTCGCGGCCATCATGGCCGTGGGCCGCGCCATGCTCAACAAGGGCGAGTTTATGAGCCCCTATGCAGATGATGACTATGACCCGACTGATGCGCGTCTTGATTGACGCAGCGCTGCTGCTCGGCCTCTGCCTGATTGGCGCCGGGGCCTACTTCACCTATGGCCTCGGTCCTGCCCTACTGCTGGTCGGTGGCTTGCTGATAGGGCTGGCCCTGCTGGTCGTCCTGGTAATTTTGAAACGATGGGGAGACCGCCATGCTCGGGATGTTGCTCGGGAGTGAATCGCGCGCAGAGGTGCTGTCCTCGTCAGATCCGGCGCTGGCCGAATGGTTTGGCCTGGCCCCGATGACTGACAGCGGCATCGCCGTTACCGCCAAAACTGCCATGCGCCTGGCGGCGGTCTATGCCTGTGTCCATCGGCTATCGAGCAACATGGCCCAGCTCCCGCTTCATGTAATGCGCCGGGACGGTAGCAACGTGGTGGACGGCAACGATCATCCTGCCCACGCCCTGCTCTCCACCTCGCCCAACCAGTGGCAATCCAGCTACGACTGGCGCGAGCAGGCCCAGCAGGTGGTGCTGACCAATGGCAACGCCATCACCCGGTTGCGCCGTGACCGGCGTGGTCAGCTGATCGAACTGGATTTGTTCGAGCCGGAGCACATCGGCGAGCCTGTCAGGGGTGCCTCCGGTTGGTATTACCCCGCTTACGACGCCCAGGAGCAGCGCTGGTTTGCACTGCCGATCTATGACGCCGCCCACATCAAGGGATTTGGCGGCAGCCGCTACTGGGGAATGAGCCCGATCCGCTACCACGCCGAGACCATTGGCCTGGGCCTCGCGGCCAAGAAATATGGCTCGCAGTTCTTCGGTGGCGGTGGTCGCCCCTCCGGCATTCTGATCGACAAAACCCCCAACGCTGTTGGCGATCTCGGCAAGCAACACCGCGCCAACCTGAAATCTGCTTGGAAAGAGGGCGGTATCGGCAAGGGTAGCGGCCGCACAGCCCTGCTCTCGGGAGATCTGGACTACAAGGCGATCACCATCTCGCCGGAAGAGGCGCAGTTCCTCGACACCCAGAAGATGAACCGCAGCGAGATCGCCGGGCTATTCAACGTCCCCAGCCACATGATCAACGACCTGGATAAGGCGACCTTCTCCAACATCAGCGAGCAGGCCATCCACTTCGTGCGCCACAGCATCATGCCCTGGGTGGTGCGCTGGGAGCAGGAGCTAAACCGCAAGCTGTTCACGGATATGGAGCGGCGGGCGGGTTACTACGTCAAGTTCAACCTGGCCGGTCTGCTGCGCGGCACCGCCAAAGAACGGGCCGAGTTCTATCACTACGCCATCACCGATGGCTGGATGTCCCGCAACGAGGTCCGTCTGCTCGAAGACAAGAACCAGAAGGATGGACTGGACGAGATGCTGGTCTCGGTCAACGCGAGCAAGCTGATCGGCGATAAAGACAAAAAAACCAACGACGAGGTTAAAGATGACCCAAGCAACAGCAACCAGTGATCGGGAGCGCCGCTTCTTCCGCTGCGAGGTGCGGGCCGATCCCGGCGGGGAGGGGCAGGGGGCCAAGATCATCGGCTACGGCGCCACCTTCAACAGCCTGAGCGAAAACCTCGGCGGCTTTCGCGAGATCATCAAGCCCGGCGCCTTTGACAGCGTGATGCAGGACGATGTGCGTGGGTTGTTCAACCACGACCCCAACTTTGTGCTGGGCCGCACCAAGAGCGGCACCCTGCGCCTGACCCTGGATGACACCGGCCTGCGCTACGAGATCGACGCCCCGGACACCCAGACGGTGCGGGATCTGGTGTTGGCCCCGTTGCAGCGGGGAGACATCGACGGTAGCTCGTTCAACTTCCGGGTGGCCCACGATGGCGAGCGTTGGTACTACGACGATGATGGCCTGCTGATCCGCGAGATCACCAAGTTTGCCCGCCTCTATGATGTCGGCCCGGTGGCCTTCCCGGCTTACCCGGATTCTGCCGCCGCCTCCCGATCCATGCAGGAGTACCTGGCCACCGAAGCCCGTGCCCTTGCCGCTGAGGATCGCGAGCGCCGAGAGCGAGAATTGAACCTGATCGGCGCATGACTGCGCTGTAAACCATGACCCGCTTCGGCGGGTTTTTTATTGTCCTAACGGAGCAGTGCCCATGAAATTGCACGAAATGAAGCAGAAGCGCGCCACCATCGCCGGTCAGATGCGCAAACTGCACGACGAGAACAGCGAGAAGCGCTGGGATGAAGCCCTGACCAAGCAGTGGGGGGACATGAACCAAGAGCTGCGGGATCTGGATGCGGCCATCGCCCGGGAGGAGCAGCTGCTCAGCCTGGACACCGACGACCTGAACAGCGACCCCGAGCGCCGCTCCCTGATCGACACCGACACCAGTGTCACCGAAGCGCGCCAGATCAAGGTGCTCGACACCATGCTGCGTGGTGGCTTCAGTGCGCTCGATACCGAACAGCGTCAGCTGTTTAAAGAGATGCGCGCCCAGACGGTTGGTACCGGCTCCGAGGGCGGCTTCACCGTGCCGACCGAGTTCCGCAACCGGGTGGCCGAGGCCATGAAGGCGTTCGGCGGCCTCGCCAACATCGCCACCGTGTTCGAGACCGACAGCGGCAACCCCATCACCTGGGCGATCACCGACGGCACCGCCGACGAGGGGGTGATGATCGGCGAGAAGGAGGAAAGCACCGAGCAGGACATGGAGTTTGGTCAGGTGGTCATTGGTGCCAAGAAGATGACCTCCAATATCGTCAAGATCTCCGACGAGCTGCTTCAGGACTCTGGCGTCGATATCGCTGGCCTGATTGCCCGCCGCATCGGCTCCCGTCTGGGTCGTGGCGAGGCTAAACAACTGCTGACCGGCAACGGAACCGGCAACAACATCAAGGGGCTGTTGAACCAGGTCACCGGCGGCAAGACCTCGGCGGCCTCTGGCGCGATCGCCCATGCCGACCTGCTGGCCCTCAAGCACGCGGTGGATCCGGCTTACCGTGCCGGCACTGCCCGCTGGCTGTTCAACGACAACACCCTGCTCGGCCTCAAGCTGATGAAAGATGGACAGGGGCGCCCGCTCTGGCTGCCTGATATTGCGGGCGTGGCACCCGCCACCATCGACGGCGACCAGTACCAGATCGACCAGGGGATGCCCGATGTGGCCGCGAATGCCAAGGCGGTGGCCTACGGCGATTTCAGCTACCTCCAGATCCGCCGCGTCAAAGGCATGGAGTTGCGCCGCCTGACCGAGAAGTATGCCGAGTTCGGCATGGTCGGTTTCCTGATGTTCCACCGCTTCGACGCCCTGCTCGAAGACAAAGCCGCCGTCAAGGTGTTGACCGTCAAGGCCTAATCCCACACCGGGGGCCACGGGCCCCCGGCATACAGGAACCGAAAGGAGTGCGCGATGCACGTCATTCTGACGACCTCGCTGTTTGGCGAGCGCAGCGGCAACGCAGGGGATCTCCTGACCGTTGCCAATCAGGCAGAGGCGGACGAGCTGGTACAGGCGGGGTATGCTAGATACGCCACCGATGGCAATGCCGACCCCGACAAGAAGCCGCCCCGCAAGGGCAGGGGAGGCACCAGTGCCGCTACTTGATGTGGTGCTGCTGAAAAAGCAGTTACGGCTCGATGCCGACGATACCGCCGAGGACGAGCTGCTGGGAATCTACCTGGAGGCGGCCGAGCAGGCCGCCGCCAACTACATCGGCCGTCAGCTCTATCCGGCGGGGGAAGCGGTGCCAGAGGGCGACAGCTACGGCCTGACCCTCGACAACAAAGCGGTGGTGGCAGCCATTCTGATGCACGCCGCCCAAATGTATGAGAACCGGGAGACCGTTGTCACCGGCGTCACCGTCAGCGAAGTGCCCATGGCCTACGCCCATCTGCTGGGCCCGTACCGGATCTTGTATCCCGAGATTGCCCCCTGATCTGGTGGCACCACCGCTGACCGGACATCACTACCAACCCCGCTTAGGCGCAATGCTGTTCAGATAAGCACATTTTTGACTAATTATTCATAAATGCGACTTGAGTTGGGGGAGCAAGGCTGTTTCCAGTCGATGTTCCTTCAGCCTTTATCCAGCGTGGCTTGCAATAGAAAGAGGGAGGCATCATGCCTCCCTCATTTTTTAGCCCTGATACTACGTGGACTGGAACTCAAATTCTCTTAAGTGAACAGCATTGCCGCTTAGGCGGGGTTTTTTATTGCCGGAGGAACCATGCCCGCAGGTCGTTTACGTGATCGCATCACCCTGCTTGCCCGCCAGAGTGGCCGGGATGCCGTCGGCCAGCCCCTCGACGACTGGGGCGAATCCCCGCCCATCTGGGCAGATGTGCAGATGATCGGCGGGCGTGAGCAGATCCGCGCCGGACGGGAGGTGAGCGAGGGGCAATACAGCATCCGTATCCGCCATCGCCCCGGCGTAACCACCGCGCAGCGTATCAGGCTGGTGGGCTCGGGGGAGGTGCTGGATATCAAACTGGTGCAGCCCGATCAGCGCCGCGCTTGGCTGACTATCACCGCGGAGAGGAGTGACCCATGACCATTTCGTTCGATGTGTCCGGGTTCGATGAGCTGGAGAGCCAACTCGCCAATCTGGATTTGGCCGTGCAGAAGAAGGTGCTGAGGGAAGTCGCCCGCACCTCGGCTCAGCCGGTACTAGCCGATACGCTTTCGCTGTACGAACAGAACTGGGATCACGACACCGGTCAGCTGGGCGAGAGCATCAAGCTGCGGGTCAGCATTCCGCGCAATCCCACCTGGGCCGATGTGGTGGCCTCGGTCGGGGTGTTCAAGAACTACAAGGTGCAGGTGGCGGCAGGCAAGGCCATCGACGCCCCGGTGTACGCCTATTGGCTGGAGCACGGCACCCGCGAGCACAGCCTCGCCTCGGGGGCCAGCCTCAAGAAGCACAGCGATTCGGCCAAGGCGCAGAAGCGCGCCCACCTGCGTCGCGACCGCCCAGGGCAAGAGATGCTTATTCACCCCGGTATCGAGGCGCGCCCTTTTATCCGCCCGGCATTTGACCGCCATATCGAGGATGCGCTCGAGATCCAGCGCACCACGCTGTCAGCGGCCATCGACAAGGCATTGCGATGATTTTCAGAGAAGCGTTTCACCGGCTGATCAGCGGCGCCCTGGGCATTGAGCCATACCCCGGCACCGTGCCTCAAGATGCCGCGCTGCCGGCGGCGGGCTACTTCCTCACCTCGCCGGTGCAAGCCGCCCGCACCCTGGAGGGCGGGATCACCCTGCAGAGTCACAACTGGCAGATCGACCTGTTCGCCACCCGCCGCACGGAGCTCGACGAGCTGGCCAACCGGCTTTCCGCCCTGGACGGCACCACCACTGATCAGTTTCAACGGGTGACCGTGCTCGATGCGCGGGACGCCAAGAGCGAGGGCGGCAGCGAGCTGCGCGCCATCGTTGAGATCCAAACCACCAATCGGAGAAATAGAGCATGACCACTCCAGCATCCCCGCAAGACGCCGTCCTGGGTGCCGGCACCCTGACCTTCTTCAAGGAGAAGGGCGCCGCCACGGCCTTCCAGCAGGTGCCTGGCACCATCTCCATCGGCCAGGTCGGCGAGAAGACTCCGACTCTGGAGCAAACCACTCTGGAGGACACTTCCAAACGCTATATCGCCGGCCTGTTCGATGGCCCGGACAAGGAGCTCAAGGGTAAAGCCTATGACGCCGACGAAGGTCAGCAAGCGTTCTTTGCTGCCGCACGGGCGCGCAAGATCGTCATCATCCAGCACGAGTGGCCTGACAAGGTGACCGCCGAGTATGAGGTGGTGCTGCTGGGTTATATGCGCGATGAGACCGGGGGCGACAAGACTATCGATTGGGTGGTGCCGTGCAAGCAAAACGGCCAAGTGACCTGGGGCAAGAAGGTGGGGGCGTAATCGAACATGACAGCGAAGAAACCCAAGAGTACCACCGTCACGGCGCTGGCCCTGCTCAACAAGTTGGCCTATCGCCATGAGCGTGTCCCGGCCCCAGAGTTTGGGGACGACATGGAGATCATCGTGCGTGAGATGTCCGTCGCCGGCCTGCAGGATTACCAGCAGCGCAACTTTGACCCACTCACCGGCCACCCCCTGATCGACAACCCGTTCCAGTGGATGGTCTCCCTGCTCGTGGCCTGTATGGTCAACGAGGATGGAGATCCGTTGGCTACCCAAGACGATGTGCCGCAGCTGATGGACGCCATGCCCATATCCCTGGTTGACCGGCTGCTGCCGGTGGCTAAGCGCCTCAACCACATGGGCGAAAAGGCACTGGAGCAGGAAAAAAACGAATAAGCGCCAGCGACACCATGAAGCTGGTGATCCGCCTGGCGCTGGATCTACACAAGAGCATCACGGAGATCATGGCCTTGCCGGTCTCCGAATTGAATACCTGGCTGGCGTGGTATTGGCTTGAGCACGAACGTCTGCACCCCACCCCGAAAGACCCCAACACCATCACACCAGAAGAGTCCCGGCTTGCCGTCAAGGCGCTGCTTGGGTAAGGAGCCCCCATGGCCGTACTTCGTTCCCTGGTCACCACCCTGGGGCTCAATGCTGCACAGTTTCGCAGCGAGCTGAAACGTTCCCGAGACGACTTCACCAGCTTTGGCGGCAGCATCGTCACCGGTGCCAAGGCGGTGGCCGGTGGTGTGCAGGCCACGATCGCGCAGATATTCAGCCTGCGCAGTGCGCTGATTGCCCTCGGCTCGGGGGCTGCCCTCGCGGGCATCAAGGCCGCGTACAGTTCGCTGGACCAGACTGCCCAGCTCGGCCGCAATGTGGGCATTGCCGCGCAGCAGTGGCATGCCTACGCCCAGGCCGCAGAGTGGGCGGGCTCCAGTAGTGAGCGGCTGGCGGATGTGATCAAAGATCTCAACGTCAAGATCGCCGACGCCGCCAAGACCGGTGGCGGCCCCATGGCGGACTTCTTCAAGCAGATCGGCCAGTCGGCGCAGTCTTGGGCGGCCCTCTCGCCGGACGAGCAACTGCGCCGCTTCACCGCCGAGCTGCAGAAGATGAGCGCCAGCGATGCGCGATTCTGGCTCGACGAGCTGAACGACGCCGCCGCCGAGTTGTTCGATACCCTCTACACCCGCAACGGGGAGCTGCTGACTTTTGC